AGGACACCAAGCGTTTGCCACAAGCATCCTGTGCGCGAGAGCTCACGGTTTCGTCATTGGCGTTGAAGTAGGCGGTGCCGGTGTAGCCGCACTCGGCACCCCGGTACTGCCAAGGGCAGACGTTCTGCACGATCTGGCGCCTAGGCAGCGACACCCCCTCCAGATCAAAGGCAGCGGCCAGCTCGAACTCGACCACATCCCGAGTTTCACGCGACTTGCGGTCAATGAAATACACATCGTCGGCGAATTCAGCCGTGGCGTCCGCTGTCGGGTTGGCCCCAGAGACAAAGTTCTGCGCATCCAGGTACTTCAAGAGCGTGCGCTTGCGCGTGACCTTGGCCCCCACCAAGTCCTGGTAGGACAGGATGAGCGCGGTGATGCTGCCCGTGACGTTGGCCACCTTGAGCTTGGGACGCGGCACCTGACCGTTGCCGTTGAATTCGAAGCCTTCGGCTTGAATGGGAAACGGCTCGTAGGTGTTGCCCTGCCAGACCACCTGACGGCGCAGCTCATTGGTACCCGCGTGAAACCGAACCACCCCCTCGTTGAAGAGAGACAGGTCCAGAACAAAGAGCTCGATGACCGCACTCGGGGCCAGTTTCTGGATCTCGGAAGTGATGGCTTTAGATGTCATGAAAGATCAAACACCTGCCTGAAGGTGGCGTGGATGTTTTCCAGATTAGGTTCTTCGATGCTGCGGCTCCATTCCTCACAGAGGAACTTGCCCACAATGCCACTCGGGGTGGTCCAGTCAAAGGACTGCACCGCACCCCGTGCTCGCAAAAAGTTGTCGATCGCTGCAGCGTCTGCTGTGGACTTGCCCCGGAACTCGAGCGACCAGACCTCGGGCTGGGTGTTGATGCCATAGGCCAGGCGCTGCTCGTAGCCATCCCCAAAGGAAACCTTGCGGACATTGGGTTTGACGGTGAGTGATGCCCCGATCGAGGCGATCCATGTAAATGTCGCCATGCGAGTCTTTCAATACATCACTGCCTACGCGGATCCAGCAGACCCCCAGCACGCTTTTGGTTGAGCAACTCCTGGCGTACCGCGCTGGAGATTGCCCGTCCCAGGTCCTTGCCCTGCCCCGCACTGCTGGTCACCCCACCCTCGGCCACATTGACCGAGATGTTGAAGACATCCCCGCCCCCGGATGAGGACTGGTTCATGGTCACGGGGATCGAGCGGCCGTCTGGCAGCGGCACATAGGCTTCGGCCATGGATCCCTCACCAAAGACCGCCAACTGCGGTGTGGTGGCCACTCCGCCACTGGCATACGCCCGCAGCGGTAAGGGACCGGTCGAGGTCATGACTCCGCCGTCGGCAAATCCAAACAGGCTACCGAGCGCCTTGGCCATGGGCAGCGTGACCGCGCGCTGGATCTGGATGCGGATCAGGTCCGAGATGATGGAGGTGGCCAGCGACTTGAAGTCCAGCTTGCCGGTCATCACGAAATTGGTGAGCGCATCTGTCATGCCGTTGAAGGCCTTGGTGGTCACCGCCTCCATCTGCTTGCCCACTTGCTCGGCCTCTTCACCGAGGGTGCGCAGCGCCTTGGCAAACCCAGCGCCTGGGTCTGACAACTCCAGCGCCCGTTGGCCCAGAAGCTTCGCGCCATCGGCCGCCTGGCGGGCGGCTTCTTCAATGCGTCGAAAGGATTCGGCCAACTTGTCATTGCCCGGGGTGGCCTCCACCAACTCCCGGGCCTTGGCTGCAAAGTCAGCCAATTCATCCGCACTGGACTTGCGGGCATCGGACAAGCGCCTCAAGGCATCGATCTCGCTGATCGAGCCAGTCTCGCGCAGAACCTTGATCTGCTCTTCGGTCGAGCGCAACTGGCCCTGGCTCCTCGCCACCTGCTCCTGCAGGTCCTTGAGGGTCTCGCCTGGCAGCTTTATCTCGCGCTCGAGGTTGGACTGCTGGGCTTCGCGCTCGAGTTTTTCCCGGCGCAGGGTGATCTCCGAGAGCTTGTCCTGGAGCTTCAATTTGTCCTGGGTGGTCTTGGCCACGGTGGCCAAGCCGCGCTTGAGGATGGATTCCTCTTGCGCGTACAGCTCAGCAAGCCGGTCCGTGAATTCCTGCTGGGCGTTAAGCCGTGCCTCGCTGGCTTCCTTGTAGCTGATGTAGCCCTGCCCCTCGTACAGGTCGATGATCTTTTGCCGGTCCTTCAAGAGGCCCGTCTCGACATCGGTCAGGCCCTGGAGCTGCTTGATGTCACTCTCAATCTTGGCCATGGCAGCAGCAGTGAGCGCGCCAGTAGCCGAGTTGTAGTTGAGCTTGGGCTTGGCTGCTTCACCTGCGGCTTCAGTTTCGCCCCGGTTGATGGCATCGAACCGGTCCTTGACCGCGTCGGCCAGGAGCGGCATCTTCCACAGGTCGACATACGCTTGGTTGGCCTTCTCGACAATCGCATTGCGTTTTTCCAGTGCGGTCTTGAGGGTGGCCTGGTTCTCCTCGGAGAACGGGTTCAAGCCCTTGCCACCAGCCAAAAAGGTGCCGAGCAACTCGATGTCGGCCCAGACCGCCTCAAAGCTACCCATGACCGCCTTGGCCATCTGGATCACACCGCGCAGCGCATCGATCACGATCGCAATGCCGTAGGCCGTGTCCTGCGCCCAGGTCTTGAGCGTGCCGTCATCTCGCAGCTTGACCATGGCATCTGCCGTGTTGTGCGTGCCCAGCATCACGGCCTTTAGCTCACCCACCAGTTCTTCAAGGGCCGGGAGCGCCGCCGTCACGATGGTCTGGGCCACGAAGTTGTGCTCGGCCCGCATCCGGCCCATGGCCTTGGAGGCTTTCTCGGCCGACTCGATCTCGGCCTCTGTGAGCCGGATGTTCAGATCCTGGTTGGCGGCCAGGTCCTTGAGGAATGGCAGCAAGCCAGCACCTGACTTGCCGAACAGTTCGAGCGCAATGGCCGTCTTGCCTGCCCCGTCCTCGAAGTTGGACAGTTTCAGGGCAATGTCGTTCATGACCTCGGCAGGATCGCGCAGGTTGCCCCCCGCATCCTTGGCCTTGATACCCAGAAACTGCAGGGCCTGCGAAGCCCCTTTGGTCTCATCGTCCACCCCGGCCAGCCCCTTGGAGAGCTTGGTCAGACCAACCCCAATCTGCTCCATGGCCACGCCCGAGATGGTGGCCACCGGGGCAAAGCCGGACAGCGCCGTGGCGCTCGCTCCGGTCTGCTCGGCCAGGTCCTGCAGGGCGGCCACAGTTTCGAGCGTGTGCATGACCAGCTCTTTGAGCGCCCCCACCGATTCCACGCCAATGGCGATGGCAAAGGTGGTCTTGGCGACTTCAGCGACTTTCTCAAGGGAGCCACGCATGGATTCGGCGTGGCGCTCCAAAAGCAGCGCACTCTTGCCCAAATCCTCCCGGAAATCGGCCGTTTCTGCAGCGAGTTTGACGACCAGGGAGCCGATATCAGCCATGTTTCATCACTTTGTGAGCGAACATGGCCTTGAAACGGGCCACATTGAGCTGGGTTTCATCTTGGATTGGGGGTTGCGTAGCCTTGGGCTTGTCCAGAAAGGGCATGAAGTCCTCAGGCTTGAATGGCCCCGCATCTTTGGCCCGGTGGGCATTGGCAAACGTGGAGGCCACCACACCGGACCTGTAATCGGCCCGATAGTCCCCAAAGGGCTCGAGCTGGTAGTACGCCATCCACTCGGTCAGCTCATCCGAGCCCATCGATGCGAGCATCTCGCGCACCGGCAGGCCTAAAGCCAGCGCCAGCCGGAACACAAAGCGCCGCGAGGGATGGGCGATCAGTCGTTTTTTGCAGCGTCCACCTGATCGGCGCCAATGCCGTTCAAGCGCTGGGACACAGCAAACACCCGGTCCAGTGCCTTGGCACTTTTGCCGCCGAGAGCTGCGATGTCACCATCGCTGAAAAGGCGACTGCCGCTCTCGTCGCACAGGGTGAGCGAGACCAAGCGGGCACGGACGTTCTCAAGGCGGCCCTCCTTGCCAATCAAGCTGGCCTCGAAGGCGTCGCGGTCGGTACCGGTCATGGTGCGCACCTGCACCTCACCGCCCCACTCCGGGACTTGGACAGTTTCACGGGGCAGATCGTCACTCTGCAGGATTTGTTCACGGGTCAACATGGGTTGCTTCCTTAAGCTTCGGTGATGTCGCCATCGATTTCGATGGTCACGGAGGCCTGCACAACCGCATCCACACCGCCTTGCACGCTGAAGTGCGTCACATAGCCGTAGAAGGTCCAGGTGGCAGGGTTGGTGTCGGTGAAAGTGATCTTGAACTGACGTCGCACGCGGTTGGCGCGGTCGGTTCTCAGACCCTGGTGCACCAGATCGTCGGGGTTGTAGTGCAGGGTCAGGGACAGCTGCCCCTCGTCTCGCAGGCCCACGCGTTTTTCTTTGGCGGTGGAGGCCAGGTTGGTGACGTCGATCACGGCGGCCTGGCCGCCAGGCCCCTGAAACGAGACCACGTTGGGGATGGGTTCAAAGGCGGTGGTGCCAAACCGGGCAATGGCAATGCCTTGCGCGGTAATTGCGGTGCTGCTCATGCATATGCTCCTTGTTTTACGGTGAACCCACCGGCCGGTGGTAGGTGTAGTCCACGCTCACCCGGCACAGCCGGGCCTGATCTTCAAATTCGGACAGCCCCATGCGCACATCTGCGACGGTGCTCTTGTCTGCCAGCAGCGCAGCCAGGACTTGGTCTTGCAGGTGCAAGGCCTCCTGGTACGTTCTGGCATAGGTGTCGACCTGCACGCGCACGCGCTGCAAGCCATGCGGCCCATCAATGCCGAAGATGTGCTCCTGCACGATGGGCGTGTAGACGATGGCCGGGTACTGGGTGTTTTCTGCAGCGACGAGCGCGTAGACCTCACCACCGGCCAAATCCTTGATGGCATCAAAGAAGTCCTGCATGGCTATTTCCTGTAGAGGTTCTTGGCTTCCTGCTCAATGCGCTCACTCAGCCGGTCCTTCATGGCCTGCACCGCTTCGCGTCGCTTGGCTTCCAGGGCTGGCCGCAGGAATGGCCGCGCGCGCATCTTGCGAGTGCCAAACTCCACGAAGCGCCAGTACCAGGCATCCTGAGACAGGTTGCCCTTCTTGCCTTGCTTGCGGAACTTCTTGCCGTGGCGCACCGTCACGAAGAAGGTCTGGCGCGTGAGGCTGGAGAGTTCAGGGATCTGTTTCATGATCACCGAGCGCTTGAGCGTTCCGGGTGGCGGCTGGTTGGGCCCCAGGACCTCGGCTGCCTTGGGGGCGCGCATGCGGGCTTCATCGCGAATGACTTTGGCTCCGGCATAAACAGAAACGCGCAGACCGTTCTTCGCCACCCGGTCTGGCAATTCGCGCAGGGCTTTGGCCAATTCAGCCAGGCCCTCGACCTTGAAGCGTTCATGTTTAGCCATCGTCCAGCCCCTCGCTGGCCAACAGGATGACCAAGACGCGTCTCTCGTCCTCATTCAGGGCCGAATGGATGTTGAAAATCCGGGACCTGTAAAGCACCCTGTACTGGGCGACTTGCTGGGGGTTGTCAAAGATGCCCTGGTAGCGCACCGTGATCTGGTGCGTGAGTTCGGCCGAGATGCGACTGGCGATCACGGCTTCACGGCCGGACAGGGGCTGGATATCGGCCCACACGGTGGCCACATCAATCCATGTTCGGCTGGGGGCACCCAAGCTGTCTTTCACGGTGCTGGGGCGCTGGATCTTGATGCGGCGACTCAGCGTTCCGGCTCCAATCGGGTTCATATCAGGGGTACCTTGTAGGGATCGAGCAGGCCATCGATGAAGGGCAAGGGGTCAATACGCCCTCGCGTCATCGATGCCACCTCCTCGCGGTGTACATACAGAGAGCCCACGCGCAGCTTGATCCAGGTCTTGATGCCTTCGGGCACTGCCGAGGCATTGCCATACCCTGCATCAAAGATCACGCTCACAGCCCCGATCTGAGGCAGGGCAATTGGCCAGATCTGTCCGAACACGGGCGTGATTCGGGCAGGTTCGCAGGCGTTGTCGACGGTGTAGTTCGCTGCTGGCATGACCTGCCAGGCGCCCGCCATGTCGAGATAGCGGATTTCCACCACCGACGCCACGGGCGACTTGGGCAGCAAAACGGCATGCCCGGGCAGCGCGAAGGTCTGACCTGCGGGCACACCCATGAGGCTGGATCCGGGAAAGCTGTCGAGCACCATCCGCCAACGCGCGGTGACGAGTTGCCGGTTGGTCAGGGTCTCGGCCGCCTGGCGTGCCGCCGAGATTAGGACCTGTATCAGGCTGTCGTCGTCATCGAAGTCCACCCGCAGGTGGAGCTTGGCCTCGGCAAGCGAGATGGGCTCCCCTGCGGGTGGAGTGATCAACTGCATGGGCATGTGATGGCTCCACCCTCAGGCTCAGACCACCTGCGCGACCGCAACCTGGTTGCTGGCGTCACCCGGCGCAAAGCGGGGGTTAAAGCCCAGCACCTGCGCCGCCGTGAGGCTGGCCGCAACAGCCACCGTCAGCGACAGGCGCACGTAGGCGTAGCCGTTGGTGACGTCCAGATCGTCGGGACGCAGGTTGATCAGGGCCTGTTTGTTGTCACCCGTGGCCTTGACGATCTGGGTGATGGCTTTGCCCGTCAC